CAGATCAGCCTAGTACGCCACCAGCCACGATAAACAGGTAAGTCTATGGCCACCGCTGCCATTTACGCCCGCTACTCAAGCGACAAGCAGCGCGAGGCGTCGCTTGAGGACCAGGAGAGGACTTGTCGGCGCCGGGCCGAGCAGGAGGGCTGGACCGTGTTGCAGGTCTACGGTGACGCAGCCGTCAGCGGAAGCAGGATGGACCGGCCCGGGTACGCGGCCATGCTCGCCGATGCGGCCTCGGGCGCCTGGACCGTGCTTCTGGTCGAGGACCTGTCACGGATGTCCCGCGACGAGGTGGAAGGCGTGCAGGGCGTGCGCCGCCTGGAGCACAGGGGCATCCGCGTGGTGGGTGTTAGCGACGGCTACGACTCTGACCGCCCGGGGCGCACCGCCCAACGCAGTGTGCGCGCCCTGCTGTCTGCCCTGTACCTGGAAGACCTCGCGGCCAGGACGCGCCGGGGACTGGAGGGGCAGGTCAGCCGAGGATTCCGTGCCGGGGGCATGCCCTACGGCTATCGACCTGTGCGCGAGGACGGCGGGTCACGCCTGGAGATCGACCCGGACCAAGCCGCCGTGGTGGTGGAAATCTGGGAGAAGTTCGCCGCCGGCCAGTCGCCGCGACGGATCGCGGCAGACCTCAATGCCAGGGGCGTCCAGCCCCCTCGGCAGTCCAACCGCAAGGGTCCGGCATCCTGGATCTCGTCAGCGCTTTACGGTCACCCAGCCAAGGGCACCGGCATCCTGCGAAACCCGATCTACCTGGGGCGCGCGATCTGGAACCGCTCCCGCTGGGAGAAGGACCCCGACACCGGGGCCAGGGTGCGGCGCGAGCGTCCAGAGACCGAGTGGATTGTCACAGATGCGCCTGATCTGCGCATTGTGCCGTTCGAGCTTGAGGCTAGGGTAGCGGCGCGCCATGCCGCTATCGAGGCCGCAACGGGGCGCGCCAGGGACATCATGGGCAACGCCGGCAGGACCGGACCCGGGCCGCGCCATCTCTTCAGCGGACTTTTGGTCTGCGCTAACTGCGGGGCGCCGTGGGTGACAGTGAACAGGGACCGCTACGGGTGCAGCGCTGCTCGCTACCGAGGCCCGGCTGTGTGCGATGTCCGAAGCACGGTCGCCAGACAGCGCATCGAGGAGCGACTGCTCGACGTGATCCGTCAGGACATCTACAGTCCTGCCAACTTGGCCATTTACCGCAAGGCGTTCACCGCCGAGCTGCGTAGGCTTGCATCCCAGTCACGTCCCGACGTGGACGCGCTCAAGCGGCGCCAGGCGGACCTGTCCGGCGAGATCACCAATATGGTGAGCGCCATCGCCACAGGGACGCACAGCCCCGCCCTCCTGGCGGCCCTGGAGCGGGCCGAGGCGGATCTTGCGCGGGTGAATAGGGAGATTGCCCAAGCTGACACGTCGGCCCTCGTCTTGACGCTGCCAGGTGATCTTGACGCGCTGTTCCAGGGCCAGCTTGCCGACCTGGAGTCAGAACTTGCCAGGGACCTGGACGCCGCCCGAGAGATCCTGCGCGACATGCTCGGGCCGATCCGCATCGCCAGACATGACGGCGCCCTGGTAGCCGAACTCTCGGGCATCTACCAGGGCGCCAAGTACGCTAGTTTTGGTAGCGGGGGCAGGATTTCGCTATCAGCGTGTCTCGTTGTCCCCCTATAGCGCCGCCGCGGCGGTAAAGATGTCGTCTAGGTCGGCGTCGGACAGGCTCAGGGCTGTGCCTGCTACGGCGATGATGGGGTCCGTGCGCTGAATGACGGTGGCGTACTCCCAGGTCAGTTGGGTCGCCTGGTCCTGGGTCGCGACCCAGTCCGTTACGTCGTCGAGCAGGCCCTCTGCCGCCAGGGCCAGACGGGCCTGGCGCGGGGTGCAGTGCATCGCCGCGCGGCTGGCTGCCAGCACGGCCGCGTCGACCGTCTCCTGAGGTATCCCCGCGAGCAAAGCCTCTTCGGATGTCCAGTTGATGTAGGACTGATCGTTGTAGGTAAAGTTAAGCATTTCAGGCCCCCGCGAAGTCGTAGTCAGACACAAAGTTGAGCGGATAACCGCTCGTCGAATAGAGACGGTTCGTGATTAGCTGCGGCAATGTGACACCTTCCGTTGTTATGACCGTCCCAGCCACAGACAAGATGATTGGCTGCGCGATTTTCACCATCGCGGTGCCAGACACGGATGTGACGGTGCACGATCCAAACCGGACAGCATTGACGGTGCCCGTCATCATGAGCAAAACCAGATCCTTCATCACAATATTGCAGGAGATGATGCGGACCTTGCCTCCTTCGCTCCGTTGCACGAGCCCTTGGTCTGGATGCAGATTATTCCCTGCGTCCTCCGGCGGCACCGTAGGAGACTCGATCGTGCAATTCACGATATAGACTTCGAGGTTCGCGCCCCCGATAAATCCGTAGGTGTACTTGGTTGGCTGTCCGTTATACACGGTGTTGCGATAGCCCATTCTTATAACTGGCTTGATGCTGCCAGATCCCGTCATGCGCAAGGCTATGATGCTGTTGCTCAGTTTGACATCGCGATTGAACTCATACACTGACGCAGGGTCGTTTGGCGCCAAGTAAATGGTGATGTCGTGGCCGGATAAGCCGTTGATTGTCGTAAGCGCCTTGTTGAGCGTAAGCCATGGCGCCGCTGACGTTCCTGCGTTGCTGTCGTTGCCGGCGACCGCATCGACGTAATACGTCTTGGTCATGGTCGGCACAGCAGCCACGGCCGCCGCAACCTGCGCATTGATGGACGACTCCTTGGTCTGGAAGACCTGAAGGAGCCGGGCGGCCTCGCTGGTGAGGGCAGAAATGCTCATGGCGTTACCCCAATTGGTTGAGACGATTGGTCAGGATGTTGATTTGCTGCGCCAGGGCATCGGTCCGCGTCTTCTCTGCCATGGCGAACTCGGCCAGCGCGATGCTGGCGCGTGACATGTCGCCCTGAGTTGACTGCAATAGGGCGTTGGCATAGGAGCCATCGTGGTAGACGGGATAGATCGGGTAGCGCAAGCGGATGTCCGGCGTGATGCCGGAGATAGCCGGCAGGTGCACATAGATGCCGGCCGCCCGCACGGCACAGGCCACGTTACCAGTGTCGTAAATCCACACGTTGCCTGGGTCCGTGTCGGCCTGGTCCGGGTTGCCGGCGGCGCCGGAAAAGAAGCTGCCCGGCGTCAAGTAGTAGTAGTCCTTGTTGCGATAGCCGTTGTAAGGGCTGGCCTGGGTGCCTAAGCCAGTCGGTGCGACCGTATCGGCGATCTGTGGGAGTGCGTAGGGGTTCCATGCCTCCAGTGGGGTACGCAGAATCAGCTCCAGCGGGATGGCGTAGCTCGCCCGGTAGGAGTAGGCGCCGCTTGTGACGGGCGCGACCTCTGGCCTATTCGTCAAGGCCGTGAACAAAGTCGGATCGTTCCAGCCACGGCGGGCGGTTGTCCTGCCAGACGCGCCAATCGAGTAGCTGAATTTCCGGTTGTAAAACGCGGCGTTCAGGGGGCTGGTGGTGCCATAGATATAGGCGTTGCTTTCATTGCTTGGATGGCTTTCTGTGATATTGGCGCCAGGTCCGGACAACCCAGGGACCATGGCCATCAGGGTATCAAGCAGATCCAATCCGTTATAGGACCCCTCGTAGTGATCTGCGGCCAGCGCGCGATTGACGCTGAACCGCGCCGACCGGGTTAGACGCAACTGCTCCAGAGTCTGGCCCAGGTGCCAGCGGACGTTGGGACGATCTGCCAGCGTCAGCAAAGTGGCGATGGGGTAAGTCTGGAGGTTGCCGACATCCTTGCAGATGATGCGGAACCGCCATAGCACCCATCGCGGCTCGCCGTTGACGGTGATCTGGCGGGCGGACCCCGGGATGGTGCTGACGTTCTCGGCGCGTGGCTTCCAGCCGGTTGCTGCCAGCTCCAGCACCCGCTCCATCTGGGCGCGCATCTCCAGCGTCGATTCCATGTGGCGGAAGGACGGATAGGTCTCCTGGAACTGCCGGTCGGCATCCATGATCTCCGGCCAGATCTCCAGAACCGACAGGGTCCAGCGAAAGTGCGTGCGAAAGTCGCGCAGGCCGGTGTCGGCGGCGGCCATGGCCTGGAAGTAGGCGCGCATCTCGGTGACCTGGTCGGACACGGCGGGGAAGGCGGTGACGCTGGCGGGGACTGCGGGCGGACCGATCTCGGTATAGGCCAGGTAGTCGCCCGCAGCGGCCGCGACGATGCGGTAGTCATTGTGACGAGTACGCACGTAATAGCCGTTGATGGCGGCCGAGATTTCGGCGATGCCGCACATCGCCGGATAGTTTGGATGGTTGTGGATGTTGAGGACGGCAAAGGACCCATCCTGGGGGCGGTTGAACGGCTCGGTGCCGCCCTCGTTGTATTGGCGCACGTTGACGATGCCGCTCTGGCCGTTGGCACGCACAAGCTCCGCCTGGGCCTCCCAGTTCACCGCCTGGACGAGCCAGTCGGTTTCCTGCCAGTCGGTGCCCTGGTAGTTGTGGAACTCGCCGACAGGATGCGTGCCGCCAAGGTCCTCTTCGATCAGGGCGAGGCTCAGCTCCAGCGGCTGGCCCTGGTCGGCGATGACGATACTCTCTAGCGGGACATCGACGACGGTCAGCGACAGCCCGAGCAGGAAGCGCACCGGGGCCGATTTGTAGCCGAGGGTGAACTCTGCCTCGGGGGCTGACCACAGGAAGATCAGGGTGCCGTCGGCAGCGAAGAAGCCGACCTCGCGAACCCAGTATTCTTCGGTGCTGTCGAGCGCGGCGTTGAGATCCAGGCGGTAGGCGGCGGCATCCTTGCGCGAGCTGGCGATCTCGACACGGTCGCGCTCGTCTTGCAGCGCTGTCGCCGTGACGGCAGGCGTATAGCCGGCGGCGCCAGCGGCCAGGTGGGTGATGGTCAGCGCCAGGCCCTGGGCCTCGGCATTGAGGATGGCGGCCTTGCCGGCGTTGGTGGTGATGACCCGAAGGCTCATGCGGTCCCCCTGAAGTGGGCACTACTGATGTGGATGGGACGGTGCAGGACCGCGGCACAGCCGGTTCCGGCCAGCAGGGTGACGGAGACGTCCGCATTGTCTCCGCGCCAATGGGCAGACCCCACAGCCAGCGGCCTGGGCAGGATGGCGGACACGCCCAGGGGGCGGGAGAACAAGGCGCCGGCCTCCAGGTCGAAGTGCACACGCACCGGGGCCGTGTATTGGATGATGGCCAGCAGGTCCTCGATGACCTCCGGCGTGAGGCCGGTGCCGTCGTCGACGACATCGTCCGTGTAGGCCTCGATGCGCGCGGTATAGGGGTCACCGCCGTACTCCCACCATTCGTGCACCACCAGGGCCGAGCCCAGGGCCTCGACGGCCTGGCGCACGCTGGCCGCGGTGCCTTTGCGCCGGTGCACATCCATGGCAGCGGCCACCACGGCGCGCTTGGTAGACTCTGGCCAGGTGGCGCGCCACCGATCGACGCTGAAGGCCCAGGCCAGCCATGACAGCAGCTCCACCGGGCAGGTCTGCGGGTCCCACAGGGCGCGCATCGGCACAGGCACGTCGTCGCAGCGCGCGGCGCAGGTGCGCGCGATGGCGCGTTCCTGGGCGCTGGCCGAGGGCGGCAGCAGGTGGTCCGTCACAGGTCGATGCCCCCGCTGCTCAGGGTGATGGCCGTGCAATAGGCCGCCGTGGCCGGTGTGTCGGCGGTTCCGGAGCCAAGCGCTACCACGATGTCGGCCGCCGGGGCGATCAGGTCCACGTTCTGCACGCCCGGCTGATGCAGGGCGGCGAACAGGCCCGAGCGGGTGATGTCATGGCCCAGGCGGTGATGGGCCTCGGTGTAGGCCGTCACGGCGGCCAGGGCGGCGGCCTCGACCACGGCGGCGTCGGGCCCCTCGTAGTAGGTCAGCTCGGCCTCGACGGTGTAGTCCT